GAAGCATCTGATGAAGAAGCATCTGATGATAAAGAATTAGATGAAGAATTTGAAGACATTGCTATTGAAGCAGAAGACGATATGACAGACATGCCAACAATTGGTGGAGATGAAACAGACGATTTAGAATCTGACATTGACGCTGATGAAGAAGGCGAGAAAGAGCCAGAAGAGCTTTTCCAAGATCTAGATTCAATCGTTGACGAACTTCAAGCAAAGTTTGACGAAATCAAAGGTGTAGACGGAGACGAAGAAGGTGAGCCAGAAATGGATATGGGTGCAGAAGAAGAAGCATTTGCACCAGAAGCTTCTGAAGTTGACGAACTAGACACATTTCGTGAGTATGTTGAAAAAGTAGCTGGTGGACACGGTGCTGAATCAAAAGGCAGTGCAGAAACAGCAGACAACAAAAAATCAATTGTTGACAACATGAAAAACGATATGGGTGGAACAACTGCTAACATCGCAAAAGGCGGCACAGAGTCAGGTAAAAATGACGGTGGATTAGCAGATATTACACCTAAAGAAGAAAATGCAGGTAATGTTAACAAGCCTGGTTCAAAGACAGCAACTAAAATGGACAGCACTAAAGGACATGGCGCTGAAAAAGCAGGTAGCAAAGAATCAGCTGATAACAAGCAATCGATTTTCCGTAGCAAACGATAGTAAAAGGAAATACTAAAAAGTGATGAAAACTACACTAGCAGAACATCTGAGCTTCGATCAGGCTAAAATCGTACTTGAGCGTGATGAGACCGAGGGTAAAACATTACATCTGAGTGGTATCTGTATTCAAGGTGACATTCGTAATGCTAACCAACGTGTTTATTCTTCGAAGGAAATTGACAGGGCTGTTAAGACGCTCAACGAACAGATTTCTGGGGGGTATTCAGTGCTAGGGGAAGTTGATCACCCACAAGATTTACGCATCAATTTGGACAGGGTCAGTCACATGATTACTAAAATGTGGATGGATGGTCCAAATGGCTACGGAAAACTTAAAATGCTGCCAACGCCGATGGGACAAATTGTAACATCGATGTTGGAAAGCGGAGTTAAGTTGGGAGTTTCAAGTAGAGGGTCAGGCGAAGTTGACGGAGACGGTAATGTTCAAGGATTTGAAATTATTACTGTTGATGTTGTAGCTCAACCATCTGCTCCGGGAGCATACCCAACACCAGTTTACGAACACCTAATGAATAATACAGGTGGCTACAAGGCATTTCAAGTGGCACAAGAAGTTAAAGGCGACCCACAGGCACAGAAGTATATAGCAGAGAGCTTGAAAAAGTTTATTTCAAGTTTAAACAAAACGTAGGAGAATCACTATGCTAGAGTTTGTAAAACAACTATTCGAAACTAATGTGATTTCCGAAGAAGTCAAGTCGGAAATTGAAACCGCTTGGGAAACAACAGTTCAAGAAAACCGTAACAATGTTACTACACAATTGCGTGAAGAATATGCACAGAAGTACGAACATGATAAGACCGCAATGGTTGAAGCAGTTGAAAATATGTTAGCAGACAGAATACAAGCTGAGCTATCAGAATTTGCTGAAGACCGTCAAGGACTTATCGAAGCTAAAGCCAAATATGCTGAAAAAATCGTAAAAGATTCAAAAGCTATGGAAGCATTTGTTCTTAAGAATCTTAAGAATGAGTTAGCAGAACTTCGTGAAGATCGTAAAGCAGTTGCAGGTAACGTTGGTAAACTTGAATCTTTTATCGTTGATGCACTTTCAAAAGAAATTGCAGAATTCCATGCTGATAAGAAAGACTTAGCAGAAACAAAAGTTAAACTTGTTAGAGATAGCAAAGTTAAATTTGAAGCAGCTAGGAAAGACTTTATCAATAAAGCATCGAAGGTCATTGAAGAAACAGTATCGAAAGGTATTAAATCTGAAATGGTTCAATTGAAAGAAGATATTCAAGCAGCGAGAGAAAACGACTTCGGTCGCAGACTTTTTGAATCGTTCGCAAGTGAATATGCTACTAGCCACTTAAATGAAAAATCTGAAACTTCAAAACTTCTTAAAGTTGTAAAACAGAAAGATGCTGAAGTAAAAGAAGCAGCAGTAATTGTTGCAGAATCTAAAAAGTTAGTAGAAAGTCGTGATGCAGAAATTGCTCGTATCAAAAATAGCGCAGCTAGAACAGAAGTAATGGCAGAATTGCTAGGACCTCTTTCAGCAGAGAAGCGTGAGGTAATGGGTGAGTTATTAGAATCTGTACAGACTACTAAATTGCACACTGCATTTGACAAGTACATATCTTCCGTAATGGAAGGTGGTGCTCCCAAAAAAGCAGCGTTGACAGAAGGCAAAGAAATAACAGGCAACAGAAGTACAGGCAATCAAATTAGCAGTGGAGAAAAAACTGCTGAGATATTTGACATCCGCAGGCTTGCGGGCTTAAAAGTTTAAGGAGAAAAAACAATGTCACAACTACTAGAAAGTCGCTGGTCAGAAACCAAAGACGCTCTTCTCGAAGGGCTTCAAGGTAACAAGCGTTCTGTTATGGCAGCAACTCTGGAGAATACCCGCACGTATTTGAATGAGTCTGCTACTGCAGGAGCTACATCTGCCGGCAACGTTGCAACACTAAATCGTGTGATCCTTCCAGTGATCAGACGTGTAATGCCAACTGTCATCGCAAATGAATTAGTTGGAGTACAACCAATGACTGGACCAGTTGGTCAAATCCACACTTTAAGAGTACGTTACGCAGATGCGTTCAACTCTGCAAGTGGTACGGATACAACAGCTGGTGATGAGGCACTATCGCCATTCAAGATTGCTGAAGGTTATTCCGGCGCAACTTCTGATAAAGCAGCTAGTACAGCAGCTTTAGAAGGTGTACCAGGAAATAAACTAAGCATCCAAATCTTGAAACAAACTGTCGAAGCGAAAACTCGTAAGTTGAGTGCTCGTTGGACATTTGAAGCTGCTCAAGATGCACAAGCTCAACAGGGCATTGACATCGAAGCAGAGATTATGGCTGCATTGGCTCAAGAAATTACTGCAGAAATCGACCAAGAAGTGATCACTTCATTGAAGACACTTGCTGGCTCAGCTGCATTAACTTATGACCAAGGTGCTGTTTCAGGTACTGCTACTTTTGTTGGTGACGAACATGCTGCTTTAGCTGTTCAAATTAACAGAGTATCAAACTTGATTGCACAGCGTACACGTAGAGGCGCAGGTAACTGGGCTGTTGTTTCACCAACAGTACTAACTTTGTTACAGTCTGCTACAACTTCAGCGTTTGCAAGAACAACTGAAGGTACTTTTGAAGCTCCAACAAACACTAAGTTTGTAGGTACTTTAAACGGTGCAATGCGTGTATACGTTAACGGTTATGCAACTGACGACGATGTGTTGATCGGTTACAAAGGCTCTTCAGAGTCTGACGCAGCAGCGTTTTACTGCCCATACATCCCATTGATGTCAAGCGGTGTTGTACTGGATCCAGATACGTTTGAGCCAGTCGTTAGCTTCATGACAAGATATGGCTATGTTGAATTAACAAACACAGCATCATCTCTTGGTAACGCAGCTGACTACTTAGGTAAAGTTGGTGTTACATCAGCTAACTTAAGATTTGCTTAAGACTTAGTTACACAATTAGTAACTTTAAAGGGCGGCTTAGGTCGCCCTTTTTTTATGACTTTATTTTTTTATCTTATCAAGTTGATAAATACATATGTCAAAAGTGTGCCGCTGACAACGGCGGACTTATGCGGAATACCATCCGCGTAGACCTAGAACGTCATTTTAAGGAGAAACAAAATGGGAAGACCAATTAATAAAAAACACTTCGGTGCATTAGGCGTAGACGCCACACCAAAAATTCCAGTTGAAGCAGCATGGGTAGGCGGCAAGATCGTTAATGCTACTGACGGTGGAGCAGATATTTTCATTGTAAAACAAAAATCTTCACGTAGATTTTTAGTACAATCAGTCGACGAAGGTGAACAAGCTATTTGTAAACTTGTAAACAAAGTTACTGATTCGTCAGCTGTACTTGTTGGCGAGATGGTTATCATCGGATACTATAACGGACAAGCAATTAACGTTATGAAAATGTCAAACAAGATTGCTACTGATTTTAGCAGCAACCGTTACAAGTGGGCAGTAAGTGATGACTCAACTACAAACGTATTAGTGTTAACAGACGTATAAGGTATAAAGAATGGCACAGTTAGTACAAACCAACGGTGATTACACAATCAAAACCGGAGAAGGATCAAAGGTATTATTTGATACTGGAGTCGGTATTGGTGAAGTACGTATCACAGGAAACTTAATTGTTGAAGGTGATACATTAACTGTCGAAGCTGAAAACTTAAATGTTAATGATAATGTAATTGAATTAAACTATGGTGAAACAGGTGACGGTGTTTCTTTAAGATTTGCTGGATTGCAAATTGATAGAGGAACATTAACACCTGCTTCATTCTTTTTTGATGAAGTTGATGACACGTTTAATATTGCTAAGGGCTTAGACGGCACTTATAACTTTAACGATAGTGGATTAAGAGTTAAAAAAATTCTCACTAACTCTGTCACAGACCAAGGTGATTTAACACTTATTGGTACAGGGGCAGGTGTAGTAAAAGTACTCGGTACTACTACTTACGAGGCGCAGGTAACGCACGACGATGATATTCCTAATAAGAAATATGTTGACGATGCAATTAGAGATAATCCTACGTTCCAAATTGTTGATAACGACACTAGGGTAATTGTTACAGATAAAGATGTATCGGGTGCATTGCAATATTTAATTGACAATACTGGATACAGTTCATTAGGCGAAAGCGCAATTTCAGTAATTGTGGACGGAAGTTTAGCTGGACAATTTTTTAAGAACAGAGTACAATTGCAAGATCTAGAAGTACTTGGCAACGAAATAACAAACAACGATACTAACGGTAATATTTCTTTACGCACACAAGGAACAGGAAAGGTTGTATTTAATTACGGCCTGCAAGTTGAAAAAATTGCAGTAACGCCTGCGTATGTAAATAACTCAACTATATTGTATCACAATGATGAAGAGTTAGGACAAACTGGCGTATTCTTTACCAACAATACACGTACAGGTGAGCTTGTAAATAGAAATAGAGCATTACTGTATAGTATTTTATTTTAGAGGAATAAACAATGATTAAAAACGCAAAAATTACTTCAACAGATGTAAGTGTTCCGCAAAAAGTATACACAAGTTCTGTAACTGGTGAACCAGTTGGAGCAGGTGGCAGCCCACCGATAGGACAAGTAAACGCAATTACAACAATGATACTGTGTAATACTGGAACACCAACTATTACAGACGAATCTGTAAACACATGCCTAGTTAGCTTGTACTTGGTAAATGCTGGTGAGTCACCAGATACTGACAATTTAATTGTTAGTAAACTTATAGTACCTGCAGGTGAAACTGTATTCTTTAGTGATGAAAAAATTATTTTAGATGCAGGTGATGAAATTTGGGTTGGTACAGATACAGCAAATTTAATTACAGTTACAGTTAGTACATTGCCGGTATAAGGGGAAACACTAATGAAGTTTTTAAAATTTCAAACAACGTCAAAATACAGTCCAAGCGATAATGCAATATCAATTAATCCGTATGGAAGAGTTGTTATGGATACTAAAGGCGGATTGATGTTGCCTAAAGGAACTTCAGCACAACGACCTGATTTGGTAGGTGTTAGACAACCAGGCACAGCAGACGGAACAATTAGATACAATACTGATATTACAGCAGTTGAAGCATATGTTGGCGGCAACTGGGAACTAGTTGTGCAACCAGCAGCTTCTGCTATTACAGTGCAAACATTAGGACCAGGAGACGGAACAGAAACTGTTTTTGGTCCAGTATTTGAATCAACAAGTGCAAACAACGTTTTGTGTTTAGTTGAGAACGTTTTACAAATTCCAACTACTAACTTTACACTAGAACAAAGTGTTGCCGGAAATTTAACAGGGCCAAATGCACCATATGCTGATGGATATTATTTTAAGTTTACATCTCCAGTACCATTTAGTAAGTACCTAACTACATTCTACGGATTCTCTAACTAATGTCACAGCTTGGGCGCATAGGCGGACATCTTCTAGCACCTAACATAGAAAGACAGGGGCTTGATCTAAAGTTTTCTAATACAACTTTTGATGCTACTCCGCTATTGTTTCTTGATGTTACTAATAATAGAATAGGAATAAAAACAGATACTCCTCTGTATGACTTAGATATTAGAACTAATGTATCAACAACAAACGCTGAAGCAACATCACAAGCAAGATTAGATAATGTTTTAATTACTGCTCCAAGTACATTTTCAACTATATCAGGTCCGTTAAATATAAATCTTGGATCACCAAACCCACAAACAAGTATAACTGCTCAATTCAAACCTGGTACGATAAACGGACAATACTTACAACCCGGTGCGCTTACGAATGTTAACGGAGATGGGTACATTGCTGAAGACGACTTACGTCCAAACGAGTTTAGTTTTAGTACGTTAATTGGAGGAACGTTTGGAGCCTTTCCGTTTTCAAACATAGGAAAATTTTATAGTGCATTTCCTGCAAGTTTTAACACTGCGTTTACAGTAGACGGATCTGATACGCTTTACATTAACCAACCAGATGGTACGCCAATCATAGGATTTACAATTAACGGAAATAGTAGCCATTGGATTCCTCAATTATCAGGTGGCTATGCAAATGGTATCTGGGCTATGATGTATTTTGAATTTGATTCTATTGATTCACCCGAAGTAGTATATCCGCCTAGTATTGCATCCTTGCCAAGAAGCTCATCATCAGATTATGCTGCTAGAAGAGACGCAGCAACAGCTCTTATAAATGCCAATTTTGTTGCTGGTAATGATTACCTTTTAACAAAAGGACCATACGTTGATCCAAGCGATTATTTATTTTTCCAAAGATTGCAAACAGACAATTTAGATATTAGCGATAACTTTATACAAGGTAAAAGCACAGATGATTCAATTACACTAACAGCTAGTGGTACTGGATCTATTAACATTAGTACAAATACTAACATTTACGGAAATCTAAGTGCAACAGGAAACATAACACTAGATGGTGACTTTTCTACAGCAGGCCGCATTACTGTTGGTGATAGTCCATTTGACGTTGTAGTTATT